ATTGCCTTAATATAGTGCTAACATTGTAAATACTACAATGTTATTTTTATATTAATTTCCTTCTTATTTTCATAATTTGCATTTAATTATGAAAACGTGTCTAAATGCATGTGTTTGTGTACAGTAGTTCTGAAGACCGAACAATCTATGCAAATAACCTTTCCCGTCGGTAAAAGATACAAGTATTATTTAAAAAAGGAACTTTTTAAAATAATTCTTGGAGTGAATATCATATTTATCATAAACTATAGGGTTCGATTGTTGAAATTTGAAATAACATAAACCAAATACAGTCTACGACTGAGAAAGGCATAACTAAAATGAAACTTAAATATACTGAAATTGTAAATAGTGAAGGTATTTTAATAGGTAACTGTGATGATTTATATGATACAAGTACAGAAGACAATGAAACATTGTCTCCAAGTGATAAATACTTAGTAGAACAAGCCGAATGGCTTAGTAAACTAAGTAACTGTGATGGAGTCGGTTTCCATAAGGAAAAAGATAATACTGTATTAATATGTGACTCTTGTAAACAAGAGATTGCATGTATTAATCGGCACCGAGGTTATACTATAGAGGAACTGGAAGAAGAAGACCATTTAAATGAGTTATCTAAAGATAACTAAAAACAAAACAACACGACCAAAGGTCGAGAAAGGTTATAAAATGAAATACAGTAAAATGAAGACTACAGAACTTCGCAAGCTCTTATCTGAGAGATTAAGGAACGGAACCATTGAAACCGAAGGCCAAAGGCCTACCAACCCAAGTAAAGTATTCCGCCTTACTAATAAGGAAACG